CACCTCGATGGTCTTCATGCGCTTCTTGCCAGCGTCGAGCGATTCGTTAATCTTCTCGTAGCGTTGGGCGCAGACAGCCTCGTGGGTGGACAGCCTTGCATCTGTTGCGTCAATCGTGTTCATGCTGCCTCGTTGGGTTCTCAAGTTGCGGATCAGCTTGCTCTTTAATCTTTACGATCAGCGGCCAAGCACCTGTCTTGGATGGTAACTCACCCAGCACTTGCAGGATGAAGTTGATCTCATTAGGGTCGAGGTTAAGGTTCATGGGTTCTCCAAGGTGAGTTGGGGTTAACCTATACGGTACATGATGTACGTGCTGGCTGTGGTGCGGCGAATACGGAATCGCCCAGTAATGTTGGTTGCAACAGTTGCCCTTCCAACTATTGTGACGCCCGTATTCCCAGCCATTGTGATCGTGCCGGAAGCTGTGTTGATGACTGAAAAATCGTACCCAAGGTCGTCTGCTGCCCAGCTAACCAAAGTGTTCAAGTCAGAACCCAAAGGCATGGTCAGAGTGAATGACGTGCCAGTCGCCACAATAATCTGAGTTTGCAAGTCAGTATTGGTCAGCGTTGCAAGGCCGGAAAAACTTGCGGGTGTTGGGGCGTAAACAACCGCTGCGCCCGTAAGAGATTGAACAGACGTTGCGTCCATTGCTTGGCGCACATTACCTGCGCCATCACTTAAAACAATCCAGTTACTACCTGTTGCAGAAATAGGTGCGGCTGCTCCTGTGTAGCCGCCAATAATTACGTTGTTGGAGCCTGTGGTAATGTTATAACCCGAGAAAGCACCAATTCCAGTGTTGTAATTACCCGTAGTGTTACCATAAAGCGAATTGGAGCCAATAGCTGTGTTGTATTCACCGATGGTGTTAACGGCAAGCGCTTGGCTGCCGTTAGCGGTATTTTCTATTCCTGTGGTGTTGCCGGAAAGCGCAGATACACCGTTGGCTGTGTTAAAGTTGCCTGTAGTGTTGTTGTAAAGTGCTTGGTAGCCATTGGAGGTGTTATAGGCTCCGTTAGTGTTGAAAACCAACGAATTTGCTCCTGTCGCTGTATTATAGGCCCCCGACACATTAGATTCCAACGCTCCTCGACCTAAAGCAGAATTATCGACACCCGTGGTATTGGCCCCTAAAGCACTCAAACCAACTGCAGTATTAGAAGATATTGCGCCGCCGCCCAAACCAACAGTCAAGCCTTGAATAGTAGCGCCGTTTGTCACGCTCAGTGTGGTGGATGCAGTGATGGCCTTGGCTGCAAGGGTGGTGTTGTTTACCGTCAACGTGCCAGTAGCAGCGCCAATGCTTAACGTAGTAGCAGCGCCACCGAAATTCAACGTGGTCGCTGTGGTGTTCACCAAAGCAAATGTGGTTGATGGGGTGGTCAGGCTGGTAGTAATTGCTGGGGACGTCCCAAACACAGCTACGCCTGTGCCCGTTTCATCAGTTAATGCTGCACGCAAGTTTGCGGATGATGGAGTGCCTAAGAAGGTAGCCACGCCAGTGCCCAAGCTGGTGATGCCCGTTCCGCCGTTAGCAACAGGAAGAGTACCAGTAACCTGAGTTGTCAGACTCACGCCAGACAGCGTACCACCAAGGGTCAAATTGCCCGAGGAAGTGACCGTACCAGTCAGTGTAATGCCGTTGACAGTACCAGTACCCCCAACGCTTGTAACGGTCCCCAAGGCTCCGGTGTTCGACGCCAGCAGCTTGACTGTTCCTGCGGCGTTTTTGAAGTACAAGCGCTCGTCAGTCGTGTTGAGAGCAAGTTCGCCAGCGGCAAGGTTTCCTGCTACCGGGACAGCTGAAGCGGTGCTTGTGCGATAAAGCTGAAGAGGGGTGAAACCGATTTGTGCCATATTTTTTCCTTACATTAAAAGCATGAAGCTGCTGTTGTCGCCAGCAGATCCAAAGTTCCAGCCAGTATTGTTGCCGCCATCCACGTTGCCTTGAGATGTTGGCGCAAACCAGTATCCGGGAGTCGGAGTGACGTTGGAGTCCGTGATTGAGCAGAAACTGACAACCACCTTGCTTCCCGTGGCTTTGACGAGGTTCCACTGAGTTCCGGGGGTTTCGCTTTGCAAGGTCACAAGGTTTCCAGCCGTGCCGGAGACATTGAAGTTGTTGACTGTCTGAGTTGATCCCGCCTCAAAACCCAAAGTCAAAGGCTGGGCACTGTTGCTGATGCTGTTGAAGGTGCTGCTGTCGTAAAAGCCACCGGGCTGAGTTGTGGAGAACACCACATTGTTGTACGTTTTCCCGCCACCATAAAAATACTGTTGAGACAAACCGGTGAATGGCTCGGCCAAGTAAATGGTGGATGTGCCAGCGTTGAGGGTGTAAGAAAATCCCGAATCTGCAACCTGCCAAGATGCGGACGTTGTTGTCGAACCGAAGCAGGTGAATGAGCTTGATCCAAGGTTAAGTGTGCGATCTCCATTAGCCGCAGAAGTGCCAAATTTCCCACAGGACACAGCATAGCCGTTTGTGGTAAAAGTTCCCGCCAACAGTAAGAGGGTTCGTGTAGACCCAACAGTCAAATCATCTTGAAGCGTCCATGTGCCACCAATACCGTTGAACGTAATTGGAAAATCAAGCGTTTGACCTGCGGTGGTGATGGTCTGAGAACTCGTGCCAACAAAAGTGTTGGTTAGCGTGCCAGAAGCCACAACCATGCCAGAAACAAGCGTGAGGTTACCGTTAATGTTTCTGGTTGCGTTGCCAAATGTTCCTGTAAATCCACTTGCAAAAGTGAGACTACCAAGCGTTGTTGTTCCGCTTGTTGTGACTATGTCACCCGCAGCCGCCACATTTATATTTGGGGCATTAACGTATGTACCAAAAGGCGCTCCAACCGCAATTGCTCTTGTTCCAACAGCGCCAGAGTAGGTCAAGTTAAACGTGGGGGTGACGTCAACAGTATAGCTTCCGGTTGTTCCAAAGTTGACAACGGTAGCGCCGCTACCCGTAACTACAATTGGAACGGAGTTGGTCACAAGCCGACGAACCACGCTGCCTGTTCCGCTAAACGTCCCGGTTGTCAGCGTAAAGCCGTTCACATCCAGTGTGCCAGCGGTTAGTGTTGTTGCGCGGGTTGAGTCCACACCTGCTGGCGATGGTCCCACAACCACGTCGCTCAGTAGCCGCCAAGTGCCGCCTACGCCGTTGAAAGTAAACGGGTTGTCAAACGTCACGCCAGCAGTGTTGATTGTCTTTGTGCCAGATGTGGCGGCAAATGTATATACGCCTGTTCCCGCTGTTCTAGTCATGCCAGTTGAGGCTTTGAAATTTCCGTAAACCGTTAACGTGGTGTTTGCTAAGTTACCTGCAAATCCCGTTGGATTTGTACCGTCTGTAAAATCCAAATCCTTTACAACTTGATTGTTCGTAATTGTAAAATTACCAGTGCCAGCAGTAATCCTGAATGAAATACTGTTGGCTTCAGTTACTACGCCGGGGGTAATTGTCCTTGCTGTTGCGCTGTTGTCAGTGCAAATAACCAGTGGCGTACCTGTGGCTGTGGTTGTGGTCGAACCTGTGAAGATCGTGCCTGTGCCTGTCAGTGTGATGTTGCCTGTACCAAAAGCCAGAGTGTTTGCGCTTGCGCCAGCGGCGAACAAAACAGTGGTCAACACATTGTTGCTCAAGTTCAACGTGCCAGCCGTTAAAGTAACCGTACCTGTCACGTTGGGTGCAACGATTGGGCTTAGGTCCACCGCTGTATTTGCGGTTAAGCTGACACCTCCACCCGGAGAGTTAATAATTAAATTTTGCAAGCGAAGGGTAATCCCTGCGGAATTCAAGGCCTGAACCGTACCTTGGTTGGCAAAGGTCCACGATGGAGTGCCTGTGACGGTTACCATTGTCATGGCCGATGTGAGAGTCACATCGCCGTAAATAACGGGGTCACTGTTACCCTGCGTCCAATTGAACGCAACGGTGCGACCGCTAAAGTTAAGCGTGCCCATGTTCCAAAGTGCATCAATCGTGACAGTGTTTCCGGTTCGCAGACCGTTGCCTGTGGTGGCTCCAGAGTCATCAATGATGCAAGTATCTTGAGCCAACGGGAAGTTGGCTACAGCAGGTACACCCCCGCTTGATGTAGCCCACGCATTTACATTTGACCAGTTTGCGCTTGCCCCGTTGACGGTGCTCCAGTATTTGGTAGCGGCTGCGGTGAATGTGATGTTGCTGTTGTTTTTGCAATCACCAAGTCTTGTACCAGTCCACGGAGAAGCCGCAGAAGCACCCGCAGCAACAATATCCCGGAAGTCAACATCAGATATGGCGGTCAGCGTGCCAACAGTCAGTGTGCGCTGAGTGCCTATTGCGTCGCTTCGGACAAAGGTTCGTGTAACCGCTGATGCGCCTGCACTCAAGGTCAGTGTTGCAATTGTTTGGTTGGCTCCAAGCGTAACAAACCGCAGTCCAGCCGCAGCTATTGCAGCCTGAGTCAAGACGTTGAACGTGTTTGCGCCATTGATGGTGGTTGTGCCGGTTGCTGTGCTGCTAAAGGTAACATTGTAGAAAGTCTGAGCACCGCCGGTAAAGGTTGGGCTTACTGTAGTGCAAGTAATGGTGGATGTTCCAGCGCTGAGTGTTAGATTGGTTGCTAAAAGGTTTACCGGGGTAGTCCCGCTACAAGCTATTGCCGAGCTTCCTAAACTAACACTTGCAACTGCCGACCCTGATCTTTGGATGCTGTTGATCGTCATGGCAAAATTGCCGGTGTTGAATGTTCCTGCGTTTACAAACACACCGTTGCAAGTTATTGCAGTACCAAGAGTCCAGCCGCCCGAAGTGGTGGTAAAAACAATGTTTGTATTGGTGATGGCCACGTTGTTGGTAATAAAGATTTTACCAGTAGTGGGTGCAGAAAAGTTGATGGCCGCACCAGACGTTGTGGTGAACACAACCCCGCTGGCGGCGTTATTCCAATTACTAAAACAGTTGATGACTGCTGTGGCCCCCATAGTGATCGTGACGTTGCCAACAAGAGGGCCAGCTATCGTGATGTCTTGCGCTACCGCGTTTGTTCCGATCGTGACTGCGTAAGCAGTAGCGTTGGACAAGCTGTTGAAAAACACGTTATCGACAGACGTAGGCGCAGAAGAACCTCCAGCACCGCCAGAGGTTGCAGACCAGTTTGTGGTGGTGGTCGCATCCCAAGTACCAGCACCGCCTACCCAGTAACGATCAGCCATGCTTACTCCTCAACAGGAGGTGTTGTGATACTGGCAAGCCACTTGCTGAAACGATCTTGCTTCATGGCTTCGATCTCGGCCTCCGTCATGGTTTGGCCGTCAAGCAAAACAATCGCGTCAACGTACTTGCCGTATGGGCTGTCAAACTCAAAGTCAATCTTGGTCATGTTGCGCCTCAGAACCCAAAGACCTTGGCAACCATCTGCCACTTGGCAGTGGTGCTGTTGTAGAGAAAGCCCACGTAGTCAAACAACCCACCGCCTGATGTGGCTGGCGGCAAAGCAATGTCCGCAGAGCCTTGGAAGATGGCGTTCCACGACAGGGTCTGGATGTTGGTAGATCGAACCCGCAGAATCAGCTTCTGGCCGTTTGTGGGGGTGCCGGATGGTGCATTGATGGTCAGAGTGCCCGCCGCCTGAGTGTTGGCTTGCGTAGCAATGTCGGTAGTGTCTGCGTTGATGGAAATGGACGTCGCGTCAGCGTACACAACCACTCGGCTAAATGTGGTCCCCGAGACGCTCAAATTACCTATGATGTTGACGTCAAGGTTCAGGTTCGCGGCATCTTGATACGCCAAATCGCCCAAGTCTTGGTTCTGGGGGATCTGGGTAGGTCCCAAGCCAATGTTGGCCTGAGACAGGATCGAACCCCAGCCACTGGCTACATAAGCCTCCAACGCGCTCGTCTGGCTGTTGTAGCGCAGCGTTCCGTTGGTCGGGGACGCTGGCCGTGCAGCCGTATTGCCGGTGGGGAACACAACTCCCCCAGTGCCGGGGAACACAGGGTTGTCTGCGATGCTAAAAGTCGGGTTCCCAGCAATACCATTCGGGTTGGTGATGCCGATCTGGTTAGCCGTGCCAGTCAAGGTGCGACCAGAAACGGTTCCGTTACCCGGAAGCGCCAAGAAGCCCGTTCCGCCGCTGCTTGCCAAGGAAGCTACGGTTCCGGCCAAAGACAGCGTTGGGTTACCCGATTGACCGTCGCCGTTTGCAATCGACAGGCCCGCACCCGAAACCGCCATAGACCTTGCGGTCATGGTTCCACCGATATTGACGCCAAAGCCGTTACCCATGGTCTCCAGCGTACCGGAAACGCCGTTGAGCGTGATTCTATAAAAGCTCTGAGCGCCGCCATCGACCAGACCTACGCCGGTGCCCGAAGACAGGAACCGGCTGTTCGGCAGACTTGCCTCCAGATTCAGAGTCAGAAACGTTTGAGTCTGTGATGGACTCGCCGAGATGGCTCCAGTAGTGGTTTGCACCGTCTGGCCGTTCTGTACAATCGGTACGAGTTCCGCCCCGGTGATTGCACCGGCTGCCGGGAGTTGCGAGATTTGTACTTGTGCTGAGGACATATGGATTATGGCTTTAAGGTGTCGAGATTCCCATTGGTCTCAGGCGTTTGGGTGTTGCCCTCGGTCGAGATCAGCCAATTGCCATTTGGATCAGTGACCAAATACTGATTGGTGTCGGCGACCGACACATCGGGGCGGGGGAACCGCAGATTAATACGCTCGGTCTTTCGGGCAGGCAACCGATAGGGGTCGAATTGATCGCGACACCCCTCGTCGCATACCCGCAAACCCGGGAAATTCGGGTCGGGCATCAAAGCGGTGAAATACCGCTTCATCTTGCAACGGTCGCATACTCCGATTGCAAGTGAGGGTTGACCAATCGTGTCGAGGAATACCGGCATGGGTCACCTCGTGTACACGGATATATTCGGAGCCCAGTAAATCGGGGATTTGTCGCGCTCTTCCTGCTCGGCCTCGTTAAACGTCTTGTCGGCTTGCTTTTCGAGGTATGCAACTCGGTCGAGCGGAACTGTGGGGAGGATCATGCTCATGCGGTGCGCAAGCATGTTACCAATGGCGAGATACCAGCGGTCCGGGATTTCGAGCTGGCCCGACAGATCGCCCACATCCATGATCTGGCGCGAGTACCAGACGGTCATCTGGATAAAAGGGTCCGAGGGCGTAGGCCAGAGCACCACCTTCGGCACCGGGATCGTGCGTTCGAAGTAGAACTGGTAGGGCTGATTCGCCGTGAAGTTCTTGTTCGGCAAGTTCGTGTAGTCGTCGCGGTTCAGACGGCTCATCTGGATCTCGCGGCTATTATTACCCAGATAGAACTCGCGGAGCGCAAGGACGGTACCACCGGAGGCCACGGCGCGGTATGCGATCACGTTAGCGCCCGGGTCGATGTTCGTCCAGAGCCACTCATTGTCGGACACGACCACCGCTCCGAGGTCAGTCAGGGTGTTCCACGTGGAACCGTCCACCGAATACTCGTAGCGAATGTTCCACGTAGCACTACCGCCACCAGCGACGAAGGGTAGGATACCGATCGAGCCAATATATACCGGGTTGTTGCTGCCGTAGTTGACCGAAATGTTCCCGTTCGCCGACGTCTGCTGGCAGTACGTGTCGATGTCGCCGTCGAACGCGTTGAATACCACACCACCCGCCGAAGTCGCGTAATTCCCGCTCGGACGGTCCATCGTGCGGTAAAGTACATTGAGCGTGTCGACCGCACCCAACGGTAGTTCGTAGGTGTACTGCTCCGCTTTGAGTCCGATCACGGTCTCGTTGATCGCCCAGTATTGGATACCCTTGTTGATCAGCGAGGAGAGGAGATAGAACAGATTGCGTTTGGCCGACACGACCTGCTCGACGGTCAGCTCCTCGGCAAGCTTACCACAAGCACGAGCGCTATCGTCGATCAGGTTCTGAACGCTGATTACGGTAGTGCCAACGGTGCCTGAATATGCCATCTATTACCACCCCGGACAGTTCCAACGTTTAAGTGATGCGGCTTTCCGGGTCGGACGACCTTTATCGTCTTTCAATGGCCCCGGGTTGCCCTCCATTCTGGCGCAGAACGAATCTTTGCGCGGCCCACCTTGCGGCTGAGGGGCTTTAAGATCGCTGCCAGTTGCACGATTATACTTCTCTCGACCCTTTTTTGTCAACCCCGCGCCTTGACTCGCCGGGAGCTTTTCACCCCGACCGATCGACAACGATACGCCGCCACCCCCAGCCTTCTTGACCGGGAGCTTACTGTACGCCTTTTTGCCCACATTGGACTCGGTGTACTCGGCGGCTTTTGCGGGGGACATCCCTACGCGTTTGGCCACCTTTGGATCGTTCTCGACCGCTTTCATCAAGCGGAACTGGGCCTGAGACTTTGCGGGCATGTTCAGCCGCAGAAAATGGTGACCGCCGCAGCAGTGGGCAGGGTGACGTGGATGTTCGTAGTGAAACGAATGCCGTTGCCGGGAAGCAAAGTCGAAAATGGGTTCGTCGGCGAGGCAGAAATGTTCACTCGCATAAGCACAGTGCCAGATGCCCCGCCGTCACGGAACACAATTTCTCCGGCTGTTCCACCTGTCAACAACTGATAACCAGCAAGGTTGGTTGCGCCATCGTAGATCACCCCCGTCGTGTCCCTGTGTGCCGCGAATACGTTTGTCAAAGTGCTCATAATGATTCCTGTAAAGAACGGGGGCCGAAGCCCCCGCCTTATTAACAGACCCGACCGCCCTTTTTGAACGTTCCCGAGAGTTCGGAGATCGCCACAGGTTTGGAAGGGGCCTTTTTGGGCATTGCTACGGCGTGGCCGCTGCTGTTAACAGCTCCCCCCGTAGCGAAGTGCTTTTTTGTAGCACCGCCTTTTTTGTAGCCGCCAGCGTTGCTCATCTTGACGTCGCCCGTAGGAGCCGAATTGTGATTGGGTTTAGCGTCCACCACCTTTGTCGTCTTCTTGACCATCGTCTTGATGATACCACTCGCTGGCACCGAGCCGCCGCTCTTGAAGCCGCCTTGACCGTCCACCACGCCACCGGTCTTGTAGCCACCGGGCTTCGTGGACTTGGCGATACCGCCAGTCTTCAGACCCTTGTGTGCCTTCGACGCGGGCATATCAGCGTGCTTCTCCAACGCTCCAGACACGTCGCCACCCTTTTTCATCATGGGACGACCCATGGGTGCGGCGGGCATCGGAGCGGCTGGACGACCCACTGCGGGTATACCACGAGCCGGAGCTGCGGGAGCACGCATTGGACGCTTGGAGGCCATAGCACGAGCAGCAGAGGGGTTACCCATCGGTGTGGTTGGCGTGGGTATACGAGACAAAGCGCCCATTACTCCCCCGTTCATCTTTTTTACCGGTTTGAACCCCTCTTTAGCGCCTTCGCTGTGCATACGCTTGAACGAAGCGGAACCGCCCGTCTTCAGCTTCAGCTCAACGGAAGGCTCAGTGGTCATCATTTTGACCATTGGTTTAAATTGACCCATGATGTGATCTCCTTAAACTTTCTGAGCGTACACAACGGTCAGGCGGTAAACGCCTTGGGTCGTAACGATCGTGCCGTTAGGATCAACAGTTAAAACGACGTTGACGTTTGTGCCTATATCTGCCATTGCCGCGAGTTGGGCAGTGGTAAATGTGGCTGCAAAACGACCGCCAGCGAAGACATCGGTAGAAGACACATATTGTGTACCCGCCGCCGCAATTCCCACTGTCGCCGCAATAGCCGTAGCTGTACCGCCACCAACAACCTCGTCCACCATCGTATCAATGAAGATATTGATGATTTGTGAACCTGCTGGAAGGACTTCGGTGACACTAGTAGCTGTACCTGCAGCAGCAGTCGTAACAGTAGCCGACTGCATCATGACGACGAATCCGCCGTCCACCGTGTCAGTCAACGCTGTAGAACCCGCACGCAGGGTAGAACCAAAATAGGTTTGTGCCATTGTCTTTCTCCTTAATGGAGCAGGGGCCGAAGCCCCCGCATTGGTTTAGACGCCGGGGGTACCGTACATTGCGCGTGGATCTGTGAAACCGAGATCGTAACGCTCTGTCGCCTTGTAGCGCATAGAGTCGGTCTCGAAATCACCTTCCATCGTCTTCTCCAGAGCACGACGCATCATCAGCTTCATGCCTTCTGGAGCGTCGGTCTGGACCCACCACGCATTAGCGTTGGTCAAACGGCTCAACACTGCAGCGCCTTCGTCCAACAGGCCGATAGACTTCACAGGGTTGATGTCGTTGTTGGTCGTACCGGCGCGGAGCACCGACTTGAGCAACACTTCGGCTTGGAACACGTTGCCGGGAGCCACGACGAGTTGACGTGGGACCAGACGGATCTTCTTGCCGTTGTTGTCCACCGCTTGACGGATCTGGATCAACATCTGTTCCAGAGAAGTCTGGGACAGGTTGGCCGCAGTCGACAGCAAGTTGGAGAAAGTGCCGTTCACGATGGGGTGCGAAGCGGAGTTCAGTTGCACGCCGTCGCCGCCGGGATAGCTGGCGTTGAAAGCGCGGTTCAGAACGTTCGCAGCCAGCGTCTCTTTGGTCTCAATCAGGGATTGAGCCAAATGCTTGGCGTACACTTGGCCGATACGGATGTGGTCGCCGTCTTCCACGAGCACTTTGGTCAACGCGAAGGCCAAGCCATACACGTTGTACACGTAGCGCTTCAGGAACAGCACGCCGCCTTGCTGGTAGGACACTGGAGTGCCGTCCGGCAATTGGGGAGCCGCACCGAAACCGTACAGGACGGGTTCTTCGTGGTAGTTACGTGGAATGCCTTGTTCCTCGCGGAACACGCGTGACCACTCGTCTTTACGCTGTTCGTAGATACCGTCGAAGCACTCGTTCAGAATGGGTTCGACAATACTACGAAAGTCGGTACTGCGCATTGGAGCTGCCATGATTCACTCCCTCCTTTAGATAGCTGTACCAGCAGCAGGAGCAAACTGGTACTCACTGATGTTGGCGCGAACAATGACGAATGCATCGCCCCATGCATTATCTGGGTAGGGTGCGATGTCCAAGATGCGCATTTGCGCCGAGTTGCCCGCACCGGCGAGGGTGGTGGACAGCGTGCACTGCGACAGGCCGGTGGTGGTGGAACCAGCGGTGACGTTGCTCAGGTCAGCTTCGTCGCCGATGCTGGTCTGGGCCAGAGTGCCGTCGCTCTGGATTTCGTACACGATCTGCTGATCAGCGTAGAAATAGGCGACGATGTCGGTACCAGAGGTACTGGCGGGCCAGTAGTTGGAAACACGACGACGACCGGTAGTGTCAGTAAACTCGACACCAGCGAAGCCGCCGACGAAGGCTTGTCCAGCAGCTGCGGGTTCGATGACACCGCCAGTGACGTAACGCACTGGTTGACCTTTGAGAATGTTCGAGCCGTAGCCCGACACGATGCCGCCAGTCAGCGCTTGAGCGCGATCCAAACCGGAAGGGTGGAAAGCGGGGCGCAGACCGAACGGAGCATTTGTTGCAGACATAGTCTTACTCCAAAATTAAGTTCGTTTCCGTCACGCGAAATGCGGGACGGGCATGGGTTTGTCCAATTCCGCGATGCCTTCGCCCTCAATCTGACCAAGACGCTTGCCATTACTGTCGCGTCCCACTTGCTGCTCAGCTTGAATACGGATTTTGTCCGCCTCATCCTGAGGTGCGTGGTGGTGCAACTCCGCCATAATCTCCTGATATACATCCTCAGGAAGCTTGTACAGCAGCATTTCATTGCAAGCGATGAACCCAGTGTGCTCACCGGCTTTAACTTTGTAGTTCTCAAAGCCCGGAACATCTTCGACTTTTACTGGTTCATAACCCATGCGCAAGCGCTTGTGGATAGGGTCGTACCCATTGGTAGTTGAAAGCCAACATACGTGGAATCCCGGAATTGCCGGGGGTTTTGGAAGGGACTCTTGAATCCATTCCGATCTGAACATCCTACGACGTTCCTGCGCACTCGCCAGTTCTTCCGTTGCTGCGCCGCGTTGACTGTCCTGCTCTGCGCGGGACTCGCGACCACCAGCGGTAAGATTCTTTTTCAATCGATCGTCTCTCATGTGAATTCCCCTTATTACTTGGTTTGCATGCGGTCGTATTCCGCATACTTACGAATCATCTTGTTGCGTTCGGTAAGATTATCCCACCGACCGGCCTCTTTGATCGCTTTAACACGCTCAGGCGACAATCGGAACTCGCCGGGACGAGCGCTCGATGTGTGTTCACGGCCTGAAGATGTTACCACGCTGCGGGGTCTCCGTTCTGACGATCGACTATTTGTTTCGCCATTGCCGCTATTATAACGGTGCGGCAAGTATTTTGTCAATCTATTATCCAGCTCTTCCCAGTACTCGGCGGTCTTGGGGTCCCAGCCCTCAGCCGTCAATTTCTCGTCGATCTTGGTGGCCACGGTCGAGTCCATGTCGTCCCCGTTCGGGTCGTACCAATCGTTCCGAGCCATCCAGTCGGAGGCGTGACGCTTGAGCAGGGGGTCCGGTGCCTTTGGCACTGAGTGCTTGGGTGAGTCGTTGCTCACAGCCTTTTTGCGCAGCGCCTCGAGCGCCTCCACCTGCCTTCGAGCCTCGTACCAAGCCTCCTGCGCCTCAACCGACGCACTACCGTCGGCCATTTCGGTCGCCTCTTTGATCTTCATCTTGGCATACTGCAGCCTCAAATGCCCATCTTCGATCGCCTTGTCCAGTCGAGCAAGGTCCGAACCGGCTGTGCGCTTTTCGAGAACCGCAAGACGCTCGGCCATCTGCTCGTTCTGGCGTTTCAGCGAGTTAATCAGGTGGTTCGACTCGGTAGCTTTGGCCTTCTGGAGCTTCTTCTTGAGCTGTCGTTCATCTCGACGGGCCAGTCGGAGCGCTTCCCGTGCCGGATCGGCGTCCGGAATATTGTCTCGGGGGTCGTCGTGGTCGTCGTCGATACTTCCACCGCTATTGTGGCCTTCACCATCGTCTCCAGCGGCTTCCGAAGTACCTCCGGGTACCTCCTCGGGGGTCAGGAGGGCGACAGCGGAACCGTCCGCTTCCTCCGCGACCTGCAAGTCCATTTTGTCTTGGGGGTTCATAGGAATGCCTTCACTTTCAAGGGATCCATTGTGACCTTCGCGATCACTTCATGGTCGTTAAACACGGAAAACAGCGCGGATTCGCCCAGCGAGGGGTCGCCGTAAGGCACCTCCCAGCGGTCTCCACCCCATTTTGGCATGCGCACATAGTCGCCGACCTCGATCCAGTTGCCCTCGGGCCACGGTTCGAGTGTATCGCGTTTCTTGAAAGCTAACGGACCGATCGCGATGACTTTCGCCACCTGATTGTTCCATTTCTCGGTTTCCTTCGTCTCTTCTACGAGTACGATGCCGGACGATGTGACGGTCTTTCGAGTGGCACGCCACTGTACTAGAATACGTCCACCAACTGGCACTGCACCGGGTTCAACTGCGGGAAATGCTTCCTGCAACGCGGCTTCGTTCGAAGCCTCCGGTTGAGTGGTCTCACTCATCATTTTCAGGTTCCTTTAACAGGTCATTTAAGATTACCAGAGCTTCTGCAAGCCCTTGGTGCTGTCCTACCAATCGTTGGTAGGTTTCGAAGTTAACGGCGTTACCATTAACTAACGACTGCGCGATCGTCTTTTGACGCGACTCGATAGCACCAATCAAGTCACCGACGTATCGCATTATTTCTTCTTCGCTTGAGACAGCGCACCACCACCACGCTTGGGGGTGCTGGAGGTCTTCACGGGCTCTTTCGCGCCCAGCGAGGAACCGTCGAGCTTCGCGCCCATTGCGATGCGTTTATGGTAAGGCACGTCTTGGCCCATTTGGGATTGATCAGAAGTTGCCATTTTGGCCTCCGAGGGATTGTTGCGCGCTTTGCTGCGCGGTGAGTGCAGTTTGCAACTGCTCCTGTTGCAGAATCTTCGCGTCTTGCGTCAATTCTGCGGATTTGATACGCTCTTCGGTCAGATTGTCCGAGGCGTTGAGTGCGATCTCGATCTGCTGCTGGCGGTTCTTGTGCAGCGCGTCCTGCTGCAAACGCTTCTCGGCAAGTATCGTGTCGGCCTGATCCTTCATCTTGCGACGCTCGGTCTCGGCCATCGACGTGTCGAGAATCACCTTGTCCGCTCCATCCATCTGCGGCTGCGGCTTCATGCTCTCCATCTGCTTCATCATCTGCTGGATCGCTGGCATCACCTTCGTGAAGCCCTCTTTTACGTCCATCATCGTGTGCTGCGACGCCAGCGCGTACAGCTTGTCGATGTCCCCGGTGATTCCCGCGATGTCGTAATTCGCCACCGGCTTGCCCAGCGACTCCTCGACGTAGCCGTTCATGTGGCCAAGATACCAGAGCATCAGGTGCTGCTTAAGGTGCTCCAGCGCGTTCGGCAGGAACTGCTGCGCAATGATCGGGTTGCCGCCCAGCATCGGGTTCAGCGCGAAGTCCAAGTGCGCTTGAATGTGCGCCAACTGGTTCTGGTGCGGGTACGCGAAAGCGGCACGCCCAATGGCCATTGCTGCGTTTTCCTCGGCTGCATTGATCTCCATGGGCTCGGCGGTCGCGGGCATAAGTTCGGTGACGTTCGGCACCTTCATCTGCTTCAGCGCCCGCTGCACCACGGCACGACGGTCGAACAGATCCGGGTGCTCCTTCATCAGCGCCATCACCGCCTGAGTCTGCGCCATGCGCTGAGTCTCGGAGAAGATGTGCGGGTCCGACACCGGAATCACGTCCGAATTGCGGTTGAAGTCCTCGCGCTTGATGTCCAGCTCTTGCACCATGTCGCCCCGGTGCATCTCGTCGAGATACCAACGGTTCAGGCGCTGCAGGACCTTGAGGACGCGTGATTGCGAGTCGTGCAGTCGGGCGTGAATTGCTGAGAACACTTTCGAGCCTTGCTCGATCAGCGCCTGTGCGGTTCCGACTGGCATGTTGTTGCCCGCATCCGCGATCTTTTCCTCGGAGGTAGTCACCACGCCTTTTGCGGCGTCGGTCAGGAACCCCACGAGCTTGAACAGCGTTTCGCTCGGTGGGTTGAAGGGCATTGGCATCGCGATCTTGCGGATGTCGTCCACGCCCGGTGCACCCTCGATCTCGGTGATCTGCGTGACTTCTACGTTTTGGCTCTGGCCCGAGATCTTCGCGCCTTTGAGCTTGAGCATCGTGGCGGCGTTGTTAATGTGTGCCGTATCCAGCAAAGCGCGCAAGCCGCCAGTAATAGCAGCAGAAAGACCGCCGATGAGATGCGGGAGTCCGATAGCATAAGCGCCTCGCCACGGTATGAATTTAAATTCGATCAACCAGTCGAGCTTGGCCATCGTCACGTCGCCCTGCTCCCAGTTGCGGTACAGGCCGACGATCTCGGTGTTCTCCTCGTCGATCATCATGATGTACGGGGCCAGCTCCCCTTTCGAGTGCGAGTCGTCCTCCCACTCCATGAAGGCGTACACCACGTAGACGCGGCGCGTGCCGTCGATGTTCTCCTGCCACTGCTTGCCCTCGATCTTGTCGTTCGCCTTCTCGGGACCCGTCGATACAGGCTCCATCGAGGCACGCACGATCGAAATGTCACGGTACAGCCCCGAATTCATGCGCGACTCGAATTCCTGCTGCGTGATGTCCTGCACCTCGGTCACGCGCTGCGCGGTGTAGAAGTTCGCAGCGGAAAAGGGCAGTATGATGTTGTCGATCGACACGAACTCGGCGCAAGGGCGCTTTTTGCGGTCGTCGTACCACAGCTTCAGGAACTGGGAACCGCCCAGCGGCAGCTGCGTGAGCATTTGCTCCTGCTCGTCCCGGAACTCCTGAATCTGCTCGGTCAGCTGCCAATTCATGAAGTCGCGCTTGCGCTCGGCCCGTTTCTCGTCCTCGTCGCTCACGTCGCCGATAATGTTCGTGCGCACTGGACCGTCCGGCGGAAACAGCTCTTTAATGGCACGCGATTCGAAGTCAATACACGCCTCAGCCATCACCGGGTGCACCACACGCGATGCGCCTTGGAACTGTGCGCCACCGGGGGCGTCGTTGCCCATGCCCGTGCGCTTAAGGCCTTCCTCGTACTGCTTATCCCGCTCTTTGCGTGCCTCTTTGTCGTTCTCGATCAGTTCGATGTACTTGAGTGCGATCTTGGACAACTCCCACTCGGGCATTTCCTCGGCCATGTTGCTGTAGAAGTCTTGGTCCTCCTCCGGACCCTTGAACTCCTCCATCCGCACAATAGCGGAACCGTCCGGCTGCTCTTCCACCTCGGCAAATTCGTCGTCCAGATCGACGATCAGGCCTTCCTCGTCCTCGGGTCCAGCGGGTGCCGCCATCGGGTCTTGCATCTGGTCTTGTGGGAATTCAGTCGCCATGGGTCGTTATCCTTTTGGTGCTACATTGTAACACGGCTTAGTCCTCGAATCCATATTCGCTGATGTCGCGGGCTGTCCGGATCAGGTCTTTGTACATATCGGGGTTCTCGCGTTTGATCTCCCGCAGCGGCCCGCGCATCGACATCACCGGCTCGTCAATGCCGCTGTTGATCAGGTTGCTCAGGGCGTGTGCTGGCGTCATGGACTCTTCGCCTAGATCCGCAACGAACTCTTCGGGGTTGCGCATTGGGTTCAGCATATACATCACGTCGTCCTCGTCGTACCCGAGCTTCTCGAGCATTTTGATGGTGCCGTCCTCGTCGAGTCCCTTCTTTGCGAAATGCGCGATCAGCCCCTGCAGCGTTTGTGGCATGGTGGGCATAGGCGTCGGTACCGATTCGACGGCTTTCGCCACGTTGCCAATAGCACCGAGGCCAGTCATGTCGGGCAGTGCACCACGCAGCGCTTGACCCGCCGCCGTCTGCAACACCTCGCGTCGCGACACCGGGGTCTCGGCGATCGATTTGAGCGTGGACTTGGCCGCGCCTTTGCCCGGGTCGACCGTCACCGTCTTCTCGGTGATCGCCGGTGCGCCTTTCAACTCCTGCTGCATCTTCTCGAGCGCTTTGGTGTCGAGGTTCGCCAGCGGAAACGCGGGCTTGGACCCAAGGCCGAATAGCGAGCGACGCCCGAGGTCCGGCTTGTCGGCGACCTTCACACCCTTTCGCGCCATCTCCGCTTGCATCTGGTCCAGCGTCTTCTTGGCCGAGCCGCCTTTGTTGAATCGCTTCGGTGCAGCACGCATCGACTTGCGCGACGTCTCCGGCGCTTCCTCAAAATCTCGGCGACGCGTGGCGGTCATCGGGTCGTACGGCTTGGAACGGCTTTGCAGCATGTACTCGATCGCCATTTGCCGCAGCACCGGATTTGGGTATTGCGCCTCGAATTCGGCGATTGCTCGGCGGTTCGCCTCCTCGGGGCTCACTGGCGGCGGTGGTGCGGCTACGCGTGGGGGTGCGCGTCGGGCCAATTCCGCATCTTCGCCCTCGTTGAGTGCACCGGACCGGAACAGCATGCCCAGCGGCACTGCACTGCGCACACCGGCGAACAGCGTCGCGGCGTCGATTGGGTCGACGCCTTGCAGGAACTCGTCGATCGGATTACTGGGCATAAGGGTTCCCCTTTGGGCGGTATTCGTCGTCCACGTACTCAGTGTCGGGCGCGACTGGGTCGATGTTGAGGAAGCCCATGTCCTTGAGCAGTCGCAGCGCTTGCGACAGCGTGTCGGTCAGGTCGTCCCGATCTGAATCGGGGAAAGAGCACACTTGGCTAATCAGCGGCTCTGCCCAATCGCGAGGCTGACCCTTGTGCACGACCGATTCGGGGATGTAAACACGACCGTGGGCGATGATGTTGGCCACCAGATGCAAGCGCTGGGTCTTGTCGGCGCGGCCCGGGTTGTAGGCGCGGACCGGGATACCGGCACGCTGCAGGTCTTGGATGATCGAGATGCCCGAGGCTTTGTCCTCCACGAGCACCATGTCCACCTTTTTGCCCGGTTCGCCGTAGATCGAGCCGTACTCGTCCACGATCTTGGGACGCAAGTCAGGATACGAGAGGAAGTCCTCCCACGCGTCGATGAGCATGGCGCACATGGGCGAATCGTCGTTGGGTCGAAACACGCCCCACACGGTGCACGCGGTCGGGTCGTTGATGGTCTTGTCGGTGTACGCGCAATCGTAGGACTGCACCACGTACAAGAAGTCGGGAAATGGCTTTTGCGCGTCCCACAGCCGGAACCATGAGCGTTTGACGATGCCGTAGTCCTCGGGGTCGATCACCTCGGCGTACAACTCCTGCCGCCCGATGCGTGTGCCCTCGTACTGCGACACGATTTCGTCGCGAAACGTGGGCGCGAGGTTGTTGAAGTTCTCGTGTGTGGTGCCCGTGGTGACGAACACGCGCTCGTCCGCGATCAGTCGCCGCACGATTGGGATGGGCTTGGGCGTGGTGGTCACGCACACCCGGGGGCGCTGGCCCAGACGCAGCCCGAACATGAGGTTGGACCACATATCCTCGGCGTTGCGGAACTTGGCAAGCTCGTCCACCCAAGCGAGGTCGTGCTGGGGACCGCGCAGCGTCTCGGGGTCGTTGTCCGAATAGATGGTCGCAATCGCGCCATTTGGCCACTCGAGTCGCCGCTTGGATGGCACAAATACCGGTTTGCACGAGGGGTGCGAAATGGCGAGGATGCCCGATTCGCCCTCTACCATCACGTCCCGGGCGTCGCCCGCATCCTCAGCGATCAGCGCGATGCGACCGGCAAGCTTGTTTTCGACGTGGTAGCGCACGAATTCGGCACCACAGCGCGTTTTACCCCAACCCCGTCCGGCGAGGATGAGCCACGTGGTCCAGAACTGCTCGTCCACCGGGGGCAGCTGGTTTGGTCGCGCCCACGAGGGCCAATCGTAGAACAACTCCAGCGCCTCGCGATCCGTCAACTCGGACACGAATTCGTGGAAGTTGTGCGGGTCCAGCGCCAGCGCGGACCGCTTAATCTTCCGCTTTTGATTTCTGCTGTAAGCGCTGGGCGAGTCGATCACGGAGTCCCTCGATATTGATGTTCGAGTCCAGCTGGCCCGACACGTTCATGTTCACGTCTTTCGCACGGAACTTGGCGTCGTACCCCATCAGCGTGAACTGGAGCAGCCCGTCCGAGAACTTGCGCACGGTGTCGGTCCGGATACCTTGGTAAAACACCGGCTCCTCGTGTCCGATCACTGCGCGGCGGTAGGCCTCGGCACGCATCGTGTCGACCATCTCGTCCTGAATCGACGTCATGATGTTATCAAACAGCTTGTGCTCGTGCCGCCATTTTTGCATTGTGTCGCGCATGATCCGGGCGCTGGTGTACGCGTGCCGCAGCGAGAATTTCGCCTCGGGCGGACCGTCCCGGAATTCGGCGATCATCACCAGCATCTTGTAGGCTTTGGTCTCCTCGTGCCTTTGCAGTTCGCCGACGGCTTTGGCAGTCGGGTCATTGCAGGTCAGCGAGTGCGGCATGTGCGACGAGTCGCTCATTGGGTAACGCGCACGATCGCGCTGGATCGCGTCGAGGAGAGCGGTGACCGGCACTAGAGCACGGCGCTCGTACTCCGAGAGCGTTTCGGCACCAATCTGGTCCAGCGTGGTAAGGTCGTCGTAGAAGGACATGCGCGAATTAGAACACGGATGGTACACCCAATGCAAGTCTCGCGTGTTTGACCCGATAGAGGAGGAGGGCGGGGTTATAAGACACCCCATTGAGCATGACTCCGAGTTATAACGCTTTCATGCGCGTACACGAGGCACCTCCCGTGAAGTCCTAAGTGGTGGTGGAAGGGTATTCGACGTCTGGAAGCCCCCTCGTGTTCCACAATGATGGAACAGCGATGGAACGCGCCATAGGCTCACAGGCCCCGTCCGGCGCGGGTTTTGAGACACACAGCCCGTGTACCATCGTTCCATCATATACCCATATATATTTAACCATGCCGTTGACAGGGCAATACCCCCGCGTGCGTGTGTAACAATGGAACACCGGGTCTTTTTTCGAATGGGAGGAGCGTTCCATTGTGCGTTCCATCTTGATGGAACAGTGGAACAGTGCTTTGGGTTCCACTGGCGTCGTGGGGGTACGACGCGTACTCGAGCGCATTGCACGCCGAG